TTGAAGTTTATCACGCATCTGCTTATCAAAACTTCCATTGTTTTTGGTTTTCAGAGTTCCTCTGATTTGATTATTCCTAGCCAAGGCCTCGACCAAACGAGTGTGCAACTTCTCGTAATCAGCAAATAAGTCAGAAATATAATCTTGCAGTCGATTATTGTTGTACTGTAAGAAAATCACTTCACTCATCCGAAAACGCTTCTCAAATGTGAAGCCTCTACAAGATACAAACTCAAACACATCATCATAAACAGCATATTTAGTCCGTGTATAAGAGTCAGCAATCAACAACTGGTCATCAGTAGTAAGAAAGATTAAGACCTCATTCTTAGTAATTAACCTGTATACGACTTTTTGCCAAAAGTCTGACGCAGATTCATTTTTGTTTGGCCTTACATTCAGCAAGTAGTCCCAATCAGAAGGCTTAACCTTACCGTTTTCTTGATACTTAAATGCTGACTTAGCAAAAATCCGAGCGATGAACTCAGCTGACTTATCAATCGCTAAGCTTTTGAGTTGCAGATTTCCAAACATCCGCTCAAGATCCTCAAACTCAAAACCAACCTCTGGTACTTCACGCTTAAATAAATTCAGTAACCCCAATGCACTTCCTCCTTTCTTTTAATTTCTGCCGGCCACCCACCCAAAATTTATGCTTAAATTAAAAATTCCAACTATCAATCATGTCAAGGAATTCCCCAATATTTGACTCTTGCACAAGCTCACGCTTGTAGAGAGCAGCTATCAAAGCGTGGAATCCATCTGTCTTTCTTCTGACAGGCTCTTTCTTCAAGAAACGCTTATTGCCATCCTTGTCCTCTTTGACGTAAGTATTATCCGTATACCAAATCATAGAGTTGTCATTTTCAAAGATAAATCGCTCATTAGCAAAGCCATCTTCAATGATTGGCGCAACCTTAGACTGGATAGCCCCAGGATTGCGCAAGAACTCATAGTCAAAGCCAGCCTCTTCCAAAAGAGGTTTCAATAAGTCCATTCTGAAACCATCGGCACATACAAGTTCAATTTGGTAAAGTTTGCTCCATTCGACAAGCTTAGCAATCAAAAGCCGTGGATCAATACTAGGACCGTCCACAATCGTAAATAGACCTCTTTCTGCCCATTCCTGGATAGGAGCTTTTAGTTTAAAAGCTTTCAAAAATGCTTTACGAGCAAATGAATGTTGCTTCCAGATAAATTCATCCCCATTCTTAAACAACAAACCAACACTCGCAAAATCTCGAATGCTAGCATAGTCAAATCCTGCGACACAGGACTTACCCAACAAGTTAATACCAGGCGAACGTAAACAAGCAAGTAATTTTTCACGAGTCGTCACATCTTTCTCAAGGTCTGCTTCAGGAAGATTCATCCGTTTAGTCATGAACTCCTGACGGCCAGACGGTTCCAACTCAAGGTCATCATAATCAGCCTTGGTTCTTGCAAGCAACCTCTTAGCGTAAGGCGTGCTTTCATCCAACATCGGATTAGCTTTCGGCCAGTTCTTCATGTCGTCCACTTCATCCACACTGTCTAGCTTGCAGATAAAAGGAAAAAGCCTGAAATCATCAACCTCTCCATTCAAGATTTGCATAGACTTCTCTATCAGCTTGTCATAGAATCCCTCACGCACATACCCATTCGTACCGTTGTAGAAAGTCCGAGCATGAGCAATCTTACCAAGACCTGACCGTTGAACCTTCACGGCCTTATCATCTTCAAACTGGTGAATCTCATCAAACTCAAGACAGCCATCACGAGCCGAGTCCATGGTCTTCGGATTATTCGTCCGAAAAGAAAAGACCGAGTTGTTCGCTCGACCTGTGATAGACATTTTAGTTAGATAGAAATGGTCCTCAAGACCACGCCTTTGAATAGTCTCATAGACTTCCTCAAAGGAAACCTTACCCTGTTTCTCAGAGTTAGCAGTGATGGTCACATCATAATCTCTGATAGGGTAGATAGGACTGATAAAAAATGAGGATCTGGCAGACATGAAACCATTCTTACCACCTCCACGAGCAAGAGTGTATAGATACTCGTCAAAGTGCGGCTCCCCGTCTTCCCTCCGAAAAAGAAAAATGAACGGTGTCAAGAAAAGTTGGTACTTTGCCAAAGGGAAAAAGTTCTTTTCCGCAAAACGAATGAACTTATCAATCAAGTCATTATCAAAATACAAATCATCACGAGGATAGATTTTCTCCTTGATGATTTTAAACAGCAACTTCCTTTCCTTGTTGACAACAATTTCTCCACGTTCAGCCATTTTGATGTAATCATCAACCAACGGATGAGAAATCATAACAGATCACTTCCAGATGCAGGTTTCTCAACAGGAGAATTTTCAACCTCAAAATCAAACGATCGTTCAATAGCCAAAAGCTGATTACTTGTTGTGTTGATTTCCTTGATGAGAGAATTCGCTTTTTGAAATCTTTGTTGCCCATTATGTACTGTGATAACAAGTCCGTCCTCATGCAGTCGAGCTTTCAGCTCATAGAGCAACCTAACAAGATAAAGGTAACGATTAACTTTTTCATACTGGACCGCATCCTTTTTTCTAGGACTAAAATAGCCGATTTTAGAAAGTAGCTGATTTTCTAATTCTTTTATATTTTTTTCTGAGTATTCTTCCATTACCCCCCACCCCCTTTATTTTGGGTTAAAAATTTGGACAGTCGAGTGCAGACCGCTTACCGACATCTTTGAAAATTTCCGATTTTTTTGACCGGGGGGTGTTTAAGGTTCTTTCACCTACCCCCACCATTCATCTTTTCGGAAATTTCTGTCATTCTTATCAAAACGATCATGCCTTTTATTATGACATGCCTTGCACAATGTTCGTAGGTTATTGATATCAAGCGCGAATTCTGGATAGAACTCTAGCTCCTTGATATGGTCAACTTCTAAATTAGTAGTCGTGACCTTGCCTTCATCCCTGCACCATACACATTCGTAATGATCTCGTTTAAGTGCTTGCCTTCTTTTCGTTCTCCATTCACTGGAATTGTAAAATTGGTTTCGTTCTTCTCGAGTTGAAACTTCAATCATTTGATTATTGATGTTGATACTTTAAGCTCAAATTTATTTAGCTTGTCAATGCAATTGTTCAAGTGTTTGATTGCTTCACAACATTCTTGAGTTAACTCTTTTAATTCTGAGCAATTTTCGATTTCGACTCCAGCTACAATTTTTCCTAATGGTTTCTGTTTAGTCGTTCTTTTATTAAAAAGTCTTTTAATAATACCTTTCATAACTGTTCAATCTCCTTTGTTTTTACTCTCTCAATTCCTTATTTTACATATTCTAATGAATTCGCTACATGAGTTTTAACTCAGATTTATCAAGCGTTTATCCTGCATACATAAAATGAAATCATCATAACCTCAAAACAATGAATTGATATTAAAATAAAAAAATTAAAAGCCCTGAAACTTCGTCATGGCTCTGTCTTGTGAATCTTGGTTTTTGCCTATGTATCTCAGTGAGATGCTTTGACTTGAATGATTCAGTAGGTCCATTATCAGAGCGACATCTTTGGTTTGTTCGTACATGAATAAGCCAAAGGTCTTTCTCATCGAGTGAGTAGCTATGTTTTCTAGACCAACTTCTTCAGCAGCTCTTTTAATAATCTTGTAAGCTGTGTTAGGTTTTATATGCTGATGCTTTCCGTTTCGACTTGGAAAGAGGAAGTCTTCATCTTTCTTATCTTTGATGTACTGCCTCATAGCATTCTTGAATTTCTTTGGCATCTTTCGTTTGGTTGGCTTGTCTGTCTTTTCATCGACAATTTGAACATGCCAGCCTTTAACGTGCTTTACTTTTAGTTTGACGATATCACCAATACGAAACCCTAGATTAACACCAGACAAAAAGAGCATGAGGTTACGTTGTCTATCTGACTCTTTGACTGCGCTATGCAATGTCAGCCATTCAATCATAAGCTGAACATCATCTCTATTTCTGATTGGTTCAACAACTACCACATATCCTCACCTCCTTTTTAATGCACAAAAAAAGCAGAGGTTTCCTCTCTGCTATTCTTCATGATACTAATTTAACACATTCTTTTTGTCAATTCTATATGTTTTTTTGACAATTTTACAAAAAGAGCA